TGCAATAGCATCAAGGATAGTACGCTCTATCTTTGCAAAGGATAAATCTAGTTCTGACTTTACTTCTGGTGGGAACTCTTCACCTAACTGAGACTCATCTAACTGTAGTTTGAAGAAGCTGGTCTGAGGTGGTATAAGACTAAGCGAGAGTTTACTCGCTAGTGCTACAACACCTTTGGCACCAACGCTTTGCCATGGAGTAATGAGTTGTTTCATACCTCTTACATGTTCTTCATGTCCACGTATGAGGTATGGTAGTGTGAGTTTACCTGCTTCTTCTGCTTCGTTTAGAAACTGGGAACGGTCACTGGATAATGAATCATATCTAGATTTTGCTGTCATTGTTTTTATATGTTAATTGGTGACATACTTGTGTCTCCGAAACTACCTATTCTAAATTCACGATTAAATCGTTTCTTTGGTGACTTATCTCTATTACTTCCTATTGTAAGGAACCCTCCTCTAGCTCTCACACCACTTACTCCTGGCCTTACTGCACCAGAAAGACCTTGCTGTGCTCTAACAGTATAAGATCTAGCTGCTTGATCACTAGCTTGTCTAGCAGAAGTAAATGCTGAATAATAATCTTCTAATTGACTACGTTCTGTATCTATTTGTTTTGTGTAGTCAGCTAATTCTTTTTGACCAGTCTGCACTTCTCCTAAATAAGATTGATAATCTTTATATCCTTCTTGTACCTCACCTAAATAAGATCGGAACTCTTTCTGTCCTTTTTCTATATCACTTAGATAACTTTGATAATCTTTCTGTCCTTTTTTTATCTCAGCTACAGAAGTTTGATATGATTTATATTGATTTTGCAGATCTGATATAGCTTTATCATATGCAGGTATGTTTTCAGCAAGGAACTTAATGTCATCTGGATGTGTCCATTGACCTCGATAACCTTTTAACTCATCTCTACCTTTAGTTAAATCTGAAATAGAACTAGTGAACTGTTTATCAAATGGTTGTAGTCTAGCTAGTTCATCAGAGTACTGTTTACCGTAAGGCTGTAGTCTAGCTAGTTCATCAGAGTACTGTTTACCGTAAGGCTGTAGCCTAGCTAATTCGTCAGTATATGATTGATCATATGGTTTTAATCTATCTATCTCTTTTGTATAGGCTGTAGCTCTAGTAGTTAGATCGGAAGATAGTTTAGAATAATTTGATCTACCTGTTTGTATTTGTTTTAATCTTTCTTCTGCAGCTGCATTAAGTTCATTCTGTCTTGACCAAAATTGAACTAGATCTTGTTCATCTCGTGCTGCTTGACCAGATTCTAAGTAAGGATTATAAGTCTCTTGAACTATCTTGTTGTAGTCACCAACTCTTACTGTCCTCCTACCACTACCACTTCTATCTATACCTGTAGTTAATCCAGCACGGGAAACTTTAGCTGGTTTACCAGTATATATTTCGCTTACTGATCTTACTTCTTTATTATTTATCCAGTCACCAAGTTGTGACCATCTTGCACCTAACTCTGCTCCGATACCAGGTTGATTATCACCATATCTTGTAGCTAAATCATAGGTACCAGTAATAGTATTTAGTGCTCCAGGTATATTATTAGCGTCAAGTCTTCTGCCTAATTTATTAGCTTGTATTCCAGCAACTACACCTGCAAAACCTGGAACATCTTTTGCTTGTTCTCTAGCATCTCTTGTATAGAAATCTAGTGTATTAGACAAATAGTCAGCTGTTGCTTTATGATACCAATCATCTCCTTGTGTCCACTCAGCCGCTTTCTGCACCAAAGGACTCTTTGCGAAGTCGATGAGTGATTTTGTACGAGATTCTGGTGAAACACCTGATGTTAATAACGCTTGTCCAGCTCTTATACCACCGCCAACTAAACCTGCACCTATCCCAGCCCATGTAGCTGCACCAGATGGAGTTAACCTGTTTATTTGGTTAAGAGTGTTACCTACTACTCCTGGTACTCTACTAGTTACTGCTCTGATTGGTCTTTCAAATGCTTGTCTTACTGCTGCTGTTGGTCCAGTAGGTATTCCTCTTGATGCTGACCAAGTGAGACCACCTTTACCTTGAACAAATTGTCCTAATTGGTTTAAGTTTTTTGGTAAACCTGATCCTAATAAACCAGATTCTAAACCTCCAGTAGGAGTTCGGAATTTACCAATTTGTGCTGCATCGTCAGCACCTAATTTAGCCCAACTAGCTAGGTTCTCACCAGGTACTCTTACATCTCTACCTTGGTTCCACCAACCCTTACCTTTAGTTACTAAACCTTTAGTTCCTGTAACAAGACCTTTAACACCTTGTGTTACTCTTGCAGTATTATATACATTTCTTAATGTAGGATCATCAGGTCTTGTAGTATTTAAGTAGTTTTGAATATATGGACGTTGTGGACCTGGAACTATACCAGCTAATGCGACTGCGTTATCAATACCAGCTTTTTTAACTTGAAGAGCTTGATTAAAAATAGACTGAGGGTTTCTAGTAGGATTTAATCTTGTAGCTAGATCAAAAGTATTTCCAGCTGGATAAAAGTTTTTATTAAAAGGATTTAATGTAAAATCTTTTCCAATTTTAAATCCTTCACGTGTTAATTTGATTTGATTATCTAAATTTTGATCACGTTTGAATGCGTCAGTTTTAAGTTTATTAAGTTCTTGTTGATTAAAAGTGTTTAAAGTATCCTTCCAAGTATTTGCTAGATATGACTCTGCTTTTCCTAAAAGAGTTGAACGTGGTTGAGAGAACCTTGATTGGCTAGCAATATTTAAGTTTTTATGTATCTCTCCAGCAGTTTGCTGTCTGAATTTACCAGGTATCGGATTACCTTTGCTATCTGTTACCGATACTTTTGGAGCACTACTTGCCCAACCCCAAGCTTTACCTGGTGTTCCTGACCAGCCTGGCCCAAGTCCAAAGCTACTAGCAGTTTTACTTGCTATACTTTTTGAGGTAGACTTAGCAGTAGAGGCTGCTGCTTTAGCTGCAGCAGCTGCATCAGATCTTGCCTTAGCAGCTGCTCTACCCATTTGTTGGGATTTACTTTTTGTTGTAGTTTTAGTGGCACTTTGTTGTTTATGAGATGGATGTGAGGAATTGTACCGCATACTACTACTCCTCGTACTCTTACTGGTACTGGTACTTGTGGTACTTGTACTGGTACTACTAGGAGCACCTGTCATACCAGCTGATCTTCCTCTGTTTCCTTGTCCTCCTCTTCCTCTAGAGCCACCGCTACTGCCGCCGCTACTGCCGCCGCTACTGCCGCCTCCTCTTCCCATAGTTTCCTCTTAATGTAAATGTTTTGTTATTATAGAACAAGAGTCATCCCACCCACGGGAGTTCATCTTTTTAGCTAAACCTTTTCGACACCAAGCAGTCATTTGATGACATCCTGTGCTTTCAGCTATACCAATTAAAGCATTCTCAAATTGTTCATAGCATAATTCATCAGCAGTACCATCAACTGTAGCCCAAGTCCATACAAACAGCTCCTTTTTTTGAGGGTGTATGATTTCTTCAGCTATTATAACTCCAACTAAATTGAAGTCATCATCAGTACCAACCAATAACCACAACTCATCATTCATGAGTGGTTGTAGCATATCATTGGCTGTTCTTTCACCTTGACTATACTTGAATGCTTTATCTACTAAAGGTTTAATCTCATGCCATACTTTAGGCAAGTTTACTGGGTTTAATATTTCAACTTTCATCTATTCTATTTTCATACCATTCAATCACTGATCTCTGACCAGCTTTGTACATAATAGAAGCTAACTCTTCTTTAGGATGAGGAATAAAGGGTGGGAATTTTTCCTTCATCTCTAAAAGTAATGAGTCAGGGTTAGGGCCGAGCAAAGGCTCAAGCGTATTGGGGTAGGTTGACATTGCTGTGCTCAAAGAATGCTGGCATACGGGCTGATCGTGTATCAGAAAGTTGTGGGGCTTTGCCCTCATACATTAATCGATCTGATGAATCCAGCCAAAAATTTTTGTCCAAATATTTATCGGTAGTATTTATACCTAGAGGCTGGAATAT